GTTCCATCGACATTTGTTAAAAAAATTTCTTTTACAATTGCTGTGAAATTAGTTGGTACAGTATATACTGCTGTTAAGTTTGTATCTGCTAGTGCTGCTGCTGCATTTCTAAAACGACCAACCATTAAACTGCTCTAAAGTATTCTTTTTTATTTACTAATTCTATTCGCATACGACGAATAATATCATTATATTCTGATAATGACGCTTGTGCAGTCTCTAAATCGGAGCGCAATATTGACACATAATATCTAGCTCGTGCTATAACAGCGTGTTCGTATCGAGCGGGAATGTCTGATGTATCAGTATCAGACGAAAGAACAGTAGTTGTTTTCCAATATTCATATCCTACAGTATATGTGCTTTTATTTGGCACTGGAGATAAACCAAATTTTTCATCTTGAGTTCGATAAACATAATCGGGTTCTCCTAGTCTACTAATAGCATTTCGACGATCTCGTTCTTTTAGAATTTCCTGATATTCATCGTAGGATATATATTTTAGTTTCTTTGGAGAAAAATCTTCGGTAACTACTACATTATCAACATCGACTTGTGTATCAACTAATTGACTGAATGTAATATATGTGGTTGTGCCTGTTGCCGAGAAAGTATAATCTACGTACTTAAATTCACCAAGATCATCAATAGAAACAGTATTACTTGATATTTGTGATCCATCAGCTGATGTTCCTATTTTAAAGGTTAGGTCACCGCCGGAAGGATATGTAGCACCAAAGGAAGCGCGGTATTGTTTATTTTTTGTTGTAGTTAGTGCTTGATAAGCGATAGCATTACCATCACCACCTGCCGTAAGCCTCATCACACCAGTACGAGAAGCGGGAGGTTGTGGACCTGTGCTATTATAAGCTATTGCACCTGTGCCAGAAGAACCATCTGTCCAATTATTAACATTACTAGCAAAGTCACCATTTGTAACAAGATTTTGTGGAAAAATCATAAAACTATCAAAATCTACATAAGTGTGATCACTTGGGAGATCATATTCTGCCACACTTGCATAGGTGTCTTGTTCTTTATCTGAATGCAAAAAAGGCCACTCAATTTCAGCATTAGCTATGTCATTGATGGCTCGATTAACACTATTTTTTGCAACTGTTTGAACACCACGAGAACTAGAAAGAGCAGTCAATGTAGTTTCATTGAGATCTTGTAGAACTCTATTAGTAAAATTCAGATAAGATAGTGCCATGATGGTTCCTATGTTTTACGGCTGCGAGAGTTGGTTCTTTGAGATTTAACTTTTTTTGCTTTTGCAAATGCAATCGCCATTGCTTGATTCTGTGGTTTACCTTCGTGTCTTAGTTTAGAAATATTTTCACTAATGACTTTCTTGCTGCGTCCACGTTTTAAAGGCATTACAATGTTTTTGGTCGGCGTTGATTACCATAATAGGCACGATTGTAACCGTAGCCATCTCTGGGATCTTTTATGGCACGTTCTACTTTAGCACCCTTAGAATAGCCCACACGTTTTTTACCTTTTTTGTCTTTTTTTCCTTTTGCCATATTTATCTCCCTATTCTGGCACTGATATTTGAGATACTTCCATATTTACACTAAATGATCTGCGCTCACCTTCACAATAAAATGGATAGACAGTATGTAAAAGTCTTGCAGGAAATAAATAAAAATCTCCTACTCTTGGTTTAGCAACAAATCCTGAACTTTCTAGCCAGTTTGGTGAACCGTTACTAAACTGTATATGTCCATGTGAAGGGTGATGATCTTTATAATCTTTTTCACACTCCTCTTCAAACTTTTCTGGTAGTGCTAAGTAACCAACACATGACATTGAACAGTTTGTGTGTATGTGCATGGGATTATATTCATTTTCATATTGTCGAACAAACCACCCATTAATTATTTGTAAACTATAGTCTACATCTCTTGGTAAGGACTCAGGAAGCATCCTTGCACGTTCATAACAAAATTTATAGTATTCAAAAACAAAACCACCTAATTCATTTGTAAAAATTTTACTTATGTTTTCTGTGAATCGAGTTTCTTGGGTTACTTTTCCTACTAGATAATCAGAATGATCTGGAAGATCGTCATCAACATGAGAATTTAGTTGCTTCACAAATTCATCTGATAATTTTTTATAAGCAATAACAGGACCAAAGGGTACTAAAACTTCTGTATCAGCAACAGGTTTAAATATATTACTATGAATTTGTTTTCGTTTATCTAGTTCATTTACCATTCTAAAAACCCCACTCAGTTGTTAAATAATTTTGAATAAGTGCGGTTTTTATTAGTAGCTCTTTGTTTAGTTCACTAGGATCATTGTCCACTAATGTTGTATGTATACGTGCTACTTCTTGTACATTTCTTAGGATATAAGACTGCTCATATGAAATACTAGATGAAAACCAGCCTACAAGACACTCTCTAATACCTGATGTAATTGGGGTAACTTTATGGGGATAGATTACTGGAAAAATTACTACTTCGCCTGCTTGTAGTTTATGACCAAACTCTCCAACATCACTTCGTACTACAAATTCTCCACCCTCGTACTCACTACTTAAACAAATAGAAAATCCGTAATTGTAGCGCATATGATCACTAGACGATCTAAAAGGATCTATATGAAAATCGTAAAAATCACCAACGGTATATCGGTTATATATTTGTGTTCTTACTTCTAGTGGGCAGTAAACCGATTTAGTAAAAGGACTTTGGGTAAAAATCTCTGAAATTCGTGTATCTACAATTTCACAAACTCTAGTTTCTTTATTCTGTTTAATATCGTAGAATTTACTGAGTTTTTGTGTGTTTTTACCGCTAACAAACTGATTCGTGACTTGATATTTTTTACAAAGTGCTACATCGTCATCTGTTAATAATTTATAGAACATCTACTTACCCCACGCTTTCTTTAGATAAGTCTGAACCAGCGTGGATTTTACAAATATTTCTGTGTCTTTGGTTCTAAGGTGTATATTTACGTCGTATAAATTTTTTAATATAAAAGCCTGTTCATAAGACACATTAGTAGAAAACCAACCTAAAATATTTTCTCGTGTTCCTTTTGTAACTTTACTAACACCGTGAGGATAAATGATTGGAAATACTGCTGCCTCACCTGCTTCTAGTCTACGTGCTACTGGACCTACTTCTGTTTCAAGTAAAAAACTGCCACCCTCGTATTTATCGTTTAGATTAATAGAAAAACCGTAGTCAAAATACACATTGTTAGATTTTGGTGTAGCTTTAAATTCGTCTACGTGGGTATTGTAGTAGTCACCTTTTTGATATTTATTATAAAAATTTACCGATACTCTGGTAGGACAATACACCGAATCAATGTAAGCGTGATTATAAAAAATATCAATTAAATATTTTCTTACACTTTCTGGTACAGAGGTTGTTTGTTGGTTTTTTTTAACTTTATACTGTTTGTTTAAAGGCTGTGTAAAACTACCATCTTGATAGTGTAGCCCCTGCATTCCTTCTGTACAAAACTTAATATCTTCTCCATCGAGAAGTTTAATAAAATACATATGTAACCTCTTTAAGTTGAACTCAGCAATGAGGTGAGGGGTTTTTAAGGAACCCCTCGAAACCTTAATATAATACTAAGTACCAGTTGAAACTGTAGCTTTTTCAACAGGGTTCTTAGAAATGTCAACCAAAACAACATGAGCGCGGAAACGCCATGCCGTAGTTTTACTTGAACCACCATCAATCACTAGAAGATCTAGTGTATCAGCTGATGTTACCAATGCAGAATCAGTACCTTGAGCGCCGAAGAAGTTGATAGAAGTAGTACCATTTGAAGCGGCACCATCAATACATACATCAACATCTCCACCAGTAATACCTACATCAAAAGTAATTTGACCATTACCGGAAGCCTCAAGATTTTCAATTGCTCCACCAACAATTAGTGTATCTGCTGGTAAATCAATCAACTGGACGATATCGCCCTGTTCCAAGTCGGTATTATCAACAGCATCATATACTGGTGATGTTACAACATAAGCCTTCGCATTAGCCGAAGGATGTCCCACTGTACCACCACCACTATGAGTTGCATTATAAGTAGCCATTATATAAGCCCCCCTTTAAGTGTTGAGATCAGGAACAGCAGAGTAAACTCCGATGAAACCTGAACCAGATGGACGAAGTACTTTGCGTCCAAAGACGTGTAGACCACGTACAATGTCTGCAAAGCTATTGGGATCACGAACAACCTCTGTCTTTGCGATATGAGAAGCAGTTGCTACTGCGCTCATGTGACCGAAAAGAACATTAGTCTCACCACTCGTTGAAGATGGGCCAAAGGTCGCTGTTGAATCAGAACCAGTGGAACCAACTGCAATTGCATTTGACTGATAAAGGGTAAATCCATGAACTTTACGTGCAGTTACAGCACCGTTCATTAGGGCGGACATACTCTCACCAGTTACACTTGCATCCATCAACTTGGCATCTGCCTGACGAAGAATTTCGTAGAATTGTGGCGGAGCCACGCACCAACGACCATCTTCGGGAACATCTGCCTCGTCGAGAAGACGAGCAGCCGTACTAACAAGATTTGCACATTCGTCGCCAGTATTGCATGAAATAGCAGAACTAGCAGCACCCAAATTAGTCGTATCAGTTGACGCATTTGAGTTAATGTTTGATAGCACGTTGTAGTCATATTGCTTTTTAAGTGCATAAGCACCGGAAGATGTGGCAAGAGCTTCCCAATTAAGGTGGCTCTGTCTCTCTTCGATGTCATCAACTTTAAAAGCGAAGTAATTGCCTTGATCAACAACCAGAGTAATCTCTGTGTCTGTTAGATCTTGGGCATTTACTGTTGAACCGCGAGTATAAGCTGAAACCGTTATCGACGGCTCTTTGATTATCTTCACGGTATCGCCAAAGTTCTCAATCTCTCCAGCATAGTCGGTGTTTGTAATTGCTTCTACAACCGAAGACCTGCGGAAGTATTTAAGAACTTTTTGGCTATAAATTGCTGGCATAAACGCATCATTAACTAGATTGTCATATCCAGCAGCTCTACCTACAGCCATAACCTTTCTCCTTAAAGTTAAAAGTTAAAGTCTTAACGTATTCGACCATCCCGACGAGCCTGATCAATTTCTTTTTCTAATCTATCATATTGATGAGGCTTGAGTTGGGTGATCTCTTCCGAAGTCCAAATCTTTTTGCCTTCGTTTTTATCTGTGATGTCTTGAGAAGCTGTAGTAGTTTTTACAGCCTTCGCAGCATCCGAAGGTTTTTTAGATTTAGTCTTACTTTTACCAATACCTTTATCAGCTTTATAGAGGTCAATTGTACGTGCGGCCCACTTCACATCTGTAGCATTTTTTGTAACGCCTTGAGAGATATTATCAGGTTGATCCTTTAGCCATTCAGTAAAATCTTCGGTATCTTTTATATCGAGAAAATCTGAATGATAGCTTAAAAGTTCTCTCTGTGCATTTTGTCTCTCAAGTTCAAATTCTCTTTCGCGCAGGATATTGATATGTTCTTCCACATCCTGTACTCGAGAATCTGCTTGCATACTTGCGACAGTCTCCACAACTGCAAAAACATCAGGATACTCGGTTTTGAATTTTTCGAGTTCCTCTGTCGTTTTGGGCATTTTTAAATTAGATTTTTTGCCCGATTGGAACTTTGTAAGTAGTTCTTCTTTTTCACGCCGCCACTCCGATAGTTTGTTGTCATAGTGTGACTTCAAGTCGTCGTAGCGTTTTTTATAGTTGTGTTCTGGCTTACTGCCAATAGTTTTTTCTGATGATGCTTCTTCGGATGGAGTAGTCTGCTTTCGCATGAGGTCCGCCGAAGTTTCTATTTGTTCATCAGTCTCAAAAACTCTGTCTTTACCTACATATGGTTGTAGGGTAGGCTCGTTATTTTCCTCTGTTTGTTGATTTGTTGTATCAGTCATTTGTTCACCTCCATGCAGGGCCACGCTGTCGTGGGTAGCTACTGTTGGTATTAAAGACGGGGCCAGACGAGGAGTCTAGGTGGCCGTCAAATTCTTTATGCCTATGCAAATGAACTTTGCATGATAGGCGTTAATTGTGTATATCGTTGGTTTGCTAAGTTTCTTAAAATATTTATGTTATCTTGTGCTCGTCTATT